ATTCTATTGACGACATTGATCCTTTCGTCAAGCAGGAGTTCGAAATCAAAATGAGGAGGCACTTTGATGAAGCAATGGTGCTTTATCAATCAATGCTTGATATGGGAATCGCAAAGGAATGTGCTCGCTTTGTGCTTCCTCTGGCAACGCCCACCAGACTCTATATGAGTGGCTCTTGCCGTTCTTGGATTCATTACATTACTTTGCGTTCTGCTAATGGCACCCAGAAGGAGCATATGGAGATTGCAGAAGAGTGTAAGAAGATCTTTGCTGAGCAGTTCCCCACAGTTGCAGAAGCACTGGAGTGGGTCTAAATAAATTATCTTGGATTCAACACTATGCCGATATATCCTGTAAAGAATTTAAAAACTGGTGAAGAAAAGGAATTGAGTATGACCGTTGCTAACTATGAGCAATGGCGTAAAGACAATCCAGATTGGGACAAAGATTGGAGCAAAGGATGTGCCTCTGCTCAGGAAGTTGGTGATTGGCAAAATAAACTAATCGCCAAAAATCCTGGTTGGAATGATGTCCTCGCAAAAGCATCAAAAGCACCTGGTTCAACTGTAAGGAAAATTTAGTATGGCAAGAAGAAAAAGATCATCTGCAGAGCAACCCATCGGGGTTGGACTCACGGCAAAGCAGATGAAGCGGAAGAAACCGCTCAGTCAGGAATACCTGGTTGATATTGATCCACTTACTGATAATCAAAAGCGTCTTTTTGATTCATATAATGACGATAAGCATATTGTTGCCTATGGGTGTGCTGGTACTGGTAAGACCTTTATTACCCTCTACAACGCACTTCGTGATGTTCTGAGTGAGAATACTCCTTATGAGCGTATTTACCTTGTACGTTCGCTTGTAGCAACCAGAGAGATTGGATTCTTGCCTGGTTCCCATGAAGATAAGGCAGACATTTACCAGATTCCTTATAAGAATATGGTGAAGTATATGTTCCAAATGCCTTCTGATGCTGACTTTGAGATGCTGTATGGAAACCTGAAATCTCAGGAATCTATTAAGTTCTGGTCCACTTCATTTCTTCGTGGTACTACTCTTGATAATGCTATTGTGATTGTCGATGAATTTCAGAATCTAAACTTCCATGAACTAGATTCTATTATCACTCGTGTTGGTGAGAATACCAAGATTTGTTTCTGTGGTGACGCACGTCAATCCGACTTACAAAAAGATAAGGAAAAGAATGGAATCATTGATTTCCTTAGCATCTTGCGTAAAATGGACTCGTTTGATATAATTGAGTTTGGTGTTGACGATATTGTTCGTTCAGGACTCGTCAAAGAATACATTATCGCAAAAATGGAATCTGGTTTTTGATGTTTAATCATGTTGACGTAAACTTACCCAAACTCGAAAGGGAAACCATCGATGGGGTAAGATATTATTCGGTCCCTGACGAAGAAGAACTCCTCCGACTGGTCTCCATCACTTCGGTGACCAGTCATTTTAATAAGGAAATCTTTGTCAAATGGCGTAAAAGAGTTGGTAATGAAGAAGCAGATCGTATCACGAAAAAGGCAACTAGTCGTGGTACAGATATGCATACTCTTGTAGAACATTTTCTCAAGAATGAAGAACTTCCAACTGTTCAACCTATCTCTGATTTTCTATTTAAGATTTCCAAAGAAAATCTAAATCGTATAAATAATATTTACGCCCTTGAAGGGTCCCTGTATAGCAAACAATTGGGTGTAGCGGGGACTGTTGATTGTATCGCTGAATATGACGGCGAGTTAGCTATAATCGATTTCAAGACATCAAAAAAACCAAAACCTAGAGAGTGGATTGACCACTACTTTGTACAATGTATGGCATATGGTTGTATGCTGTACGAACTGACTGGAATTTCAGTCAAAAAACTTGTAATCATCATGGCTTGTGAAAATGGAGAATGCGTCGTCTATGAAGAACGAAACAAATCAAAGTACATCAAACTTCTCACAGAATACATTGGAAAGTTTGTTAGAGATAAACTGGAACTCTATGGAACCGAATAAAGAATTAGAAAAGGCAATCGAGAGTAAATTCCTGACTCCCTCCAAGTTCGCTATGGAAATTGAGAAGATTGTTGTGGAAGAACATCTTAATTACATTGATGCTATCGTACACTATTGCGAAATCAATGAACTTGAGGTAGACTCTGTAACGAAGCTTGTATCCAAACCACTGAAAGAAAAACTGAAGTGGGATGCTACAAGACTCAATTTTATGAAGAGAACTTCGAGAGCAAAACTGCCTTTATGAAAGTGACACCCTTTGAAACTTATCAACATTATTTGTCGCTCAAAAATCACTTCACAAATCCAAAATACGACTTCTTCAAATACGGAGCAAAAACCCGTGCTAGTGTGACCTCTTTCAATAAGAGGAAAGACAAGTATTGGTTCGAGAAGACCTCTCGCAAATACTCTGATGAAGAGGTCGTTGATTTTTTAGTATCTAATTTTTCTGCTGCTAACAACCCGCAAAATTTATGGATTGGAGAAATTATCAATTCTGGCGAAAGGACTTACGCCGAATGGAAGAAGCGGAAACAGAGTTCGACTTACTTGTTCAAAGAGCAAAGCAACGAATTGTTCTTGGAGAACGAATTAGAGAATCTATTCAACTGTTCCAGCGGTCACCCGATTATTCTGAAAGAATATCTAAGCGGGAGATTGTCTCTAGAAAACTTCATAATCTGGGACAAAATTTTCCATTTTTCAAAAAACTTTGATAAAAAGTTAGACGACCCAGTGTGGGAAACCGTCAGTCTTAAAGTAAAAAAATATAGTCCTTTCATAAATATTGATGTATTCAAGTATAAAAAGATATTGCGGGAATTAGTACATGAGTGATTTTTTTGATTCTGAAATCATTCAGGATGAACTGAATGAAATTAATAATCTTCAGGAGAGAATCTATGGTTCTCTCTTCAATTTTGGTATGATGCCAAAAGAAGATAAACTTGAACATATTGAAATTCTCTCTGACTTGCTAGAAAAGCAAAGAGTGATGTATACTAGACTATCTCTTTCAGACGATCCTAAAGCAATCGAAATGAAAGAGAATCTCCGCAAGTCGGTTGCTATGATGGGATTCCCACCTGAGACCGACATGACCATGCTTTTTAATAGTATGAATGCAACCATCGAGGCACTCAAAAAATACGTTGACGCCTGAGGGTTTTTTCGCTATAATATCCAAGCATCCAACAAATCCAACTCAATCCGAGGTATCCAAATGTCTTTCGCAGACCTTAAAAAGCAATCCAAGCTGGGCTCCCTGACTCAAAAACTGGTCAAGGAAGTCGAAAAAATGAATAACAACGGTGGCGGTTCTTCTGATGACCGTTTCTGGAAACTGGAGTGTGATAAGAGCGGCAATGGTTATGCCGTTATCCGTTTCCTTCCCGCCCCCGATAGCGAAGATCTTCCCTTCGTGAAACTGTACTCCCACGCCTTCCAAGGTCCTGGTGGTTGGTACATCGAGAACTCTCTGACCACTCTGGGTCAGAAAGACCCTGTGTCTGAGTACAACTCAATGCTGTGGAACAATGGCACTGACGCAGGTAAAGATGCTGCTCGTAAGCAGAAGCGTAAACTGACTTACATCAGCAACATCTATGTTGTGAAAGACCCTGCTAATCCTCAGAATGAAGGTCGTGTCATGCTGTACAAGTATGGCAAGAAAATCTTTGACAAACTCACTGCTGCCATGCAACCTGAGTTTGAAGATGAGGAAGCAATCGATCCGTTTGACTTCTGGCAAGGTGCTAACTTCAAACTGAAGGCAAAGAACGTTGCTGGTTATCGCAACTATGACTCTTCTGAGTTCGCACGTCCTTCTGCTCTTCTGGATGACGATGACGCAATGGAAGCAATCTGGAAGAAGCAATCTTCTCTCCAAGAGTTCGTTGCTGCTGACCAGTTCAAGGACTATGACACCCTGAAGAAGCGCCTGGACTATGTTCTGGGTAACAAGGGTACTCCTCGCTTCCAAGACGAAGAGTCTGTTATGGAAGAGCGCCAGTTTGAAGCAGAGCGTCGTGGTACTGCTCCAGCAGTGACTTCTACTCCTGGTGACTTTGACGCAGAAAACCTTGTCACTTCTAGTTCTTCTTCTAGTGATGATGATGAAGATGACGCCCTGTCCTATTTCGCCCGTCTTGCTGAAGAGTGAAGTATAATCAGATCTGTCTCACTCTCTTAGTGGTGGCAGCATATATTAATCTCTTATTCAAGTGAAATCAAATTACCACATTGACCGTGTGAGTAAATCCGAAGCCGCAGAGTTACTTCTGCGGTTTCATTATCTTAAGGACTTTTCTAAAGGATTTAAGAGTGGATACAACTACGGTCTTTATGAAAATAATGACTTTAGTCCACTGAATATTGGTGGAATTAGGGGAGTCTGTGTTTTTACTGGACTCCCTGTTCCAGAAATAGCACAAGGAGCATTTGGTCTAGAGAGAAATGAGCAAGAAGGACTATTTGAACTTTCACGACTTTGCATCCACCCTGACACACAAAAAAGTGAGTACAATATTACATCGTGGTTTGTATCGAGATGCATCAAGCAACTCAGAAAAGAAACTAGAGTCAGAGCCATCATATCTTACGCTGATAGCGATTTTCATGGCGGCACAATTTATCGCGCTTGTAACTTTAAATATTGTGGGCTTACAGACGCTAAAAAAGATTTCTACTATTCAGACGGCACCAAGCATTCAAGAGGCAAAACAAAAGGTGCTGAGGGAGAATGGCGTGACCGCTCCCGCAAGCACCGATACGTTATGATGTTTGATAAGAAACTAGAACTTTTATGGTTCGATAAGTCTAGTATTCTCAGTAGTGATTAATTTCTTATCTACTGTCTTAGAACTAGATTTATAATTCATCAAAGTTCTCATATCATTCAAGAACTGCTGGAGGTAAGATGGTTTCATTAAATTGATTTCCGTCTTTGCCTCATTTTTTCTGACTTCATATTCATAGTTAGAAACACCAGTTACAGGATTGATATTGCTATTCACTGATCTATAATCAACGTTGTCACTATTTGGTCTTACACCAACATAATAGTTCGTTGCTGACGCATCATATGGAGTTGGAATTGTAAATCCTTGATCAACTACTTGACCAGCAGGTAATATTAATCTTCCTCTGTTATCTTGAACTTCGATTGTTTCATAGTGATGAATATTGTTGATTTCAGTTGCTCCATACTTATCTTCAACGTACTTATATAATTCGTAATTACTCAGGGGCCATTCTTCTTTTATATTTGTGATGCCAGCAGTCAAGATTACAATCCAATCATAATCGGGAGAACCATAATAATCTTCTGCTATAGTATCTGGTCTCTCACCTTCTTCAATTTTATACTTCTCAAAGAAAGAAACATTATCTAGAATCCAATCTTGAACCTTTACTTTACGGAAAAGATTCTTGACCGCAATATACTCTTGTGATGATACCTTGTGAAGAAGGTTTGACTGGTATAAAACGTTTGGTAGTTCTCTGAAGTAACCCATTAGAATCCTACACCCCCTACTCCAATGTCTTTAAATGCTAGATTTGCGTCAGCATTTGGTCCACTTGCAATCATAT